GCAGCGCAGACGAATCGACCAACTCCTCATGCCCGAAATCAGGCCGCCAAAGAACACCACACAGATCGCGTTCCAATGGGGCGCCGCATGATCAGCAAAACTCGTGCCGGACAGTCGTGCACTTGTTGCGAGCATCCACGTCTTAACGACGTTTCAGAAAGAAAGGCATGGATGGTCGGGACAAGCCCGACCATGACGTCGGAGTGTTTCGAAATGCTCTGCCTGCAACCAAACGCCCGCTAAAACTCCGTGCCTTGAATCACACCGCTTGAAAGCCGCGCAGATGTTTCCGCGCGCAGCGCGCCGAGCAGGAACGGAATCTTCGCTTGCATCCGCGCCGCGCCCGCGTCGTCCTCGAGCAAATCCATATACAGCAGCATCTTGGCGTGCGAGCGGATCAGCTCCTCGGCATCGTCGGTCCAGGCGTTGGTGTCGCCGTCATCCAGTTCCGGCAGCCGGAAGTGGGCATGCAGGCGCAGGGTGAAAACATCGTCCGGCGTCGGCCAAAGCCGGATCGTCTGATCGACATACGTAAAGGCTGTCGGCTTGCCGCCGGCAGCGGCCGCGTTGTTGAGCATCTCGAAATCCGCCGGCTCGTAGCGGTCGAGCGGCAGGGTCGACTGGTTCTGGCTGACGAAAAGCGCGTCGATCCTCACGAGACTTGCAATCGCAGCGAGATCCGCGGCGGCGTATGCGATTTGCCCTGGCACTGTCAGGAAGGTGAGATTGCGCGTGGTGTTGAACCAGAACCGCTCACGTTCGTAGAATTTGACGGCGTCCGAAACCGCGCTTGCGATCTGGCTTGTCAGGTCGTCGCGCGTCAGGTCGGTCGCAATCCGCGCTTCGAGCTGGGCGAGTGTCCCCATTCGGCCGCTTCCTTTTCAATGAGACGTCGGGCACGGGAAGCGGCTGCTCCAGAAGAACAGCCGCGCCCGCAAAGTGAAACCAGGTATCCAACGGATCAGAGATCGTTGTTGGGAACGTACTGGATGATGACGACTGCCGACCCCGCCGTCGCAGCCGTGCCGGTCTGCGTGTAGGTGGCGAACACCTGGGCATCGGCCGGCAGTGGGCCGAGCGCCACGCCGGTCGGCTTGATGCCGTTGGTGATGGCGATCGTCGTTTCGTCCACGTCCGCGCCCGCCACGATGTTGTTGAACGAGCCGGCGTTGGTGCCGACGGTCAGCACATTGGTGGTGGTGGCGTTGAAGGCCGCGCCGATATAGACCGACGTATCCTTGATGATGGCGCCTTTCGGCAGCCACTGCTTGGCGGTGCCGGAGGCGATACCGGAGTCGTTGAAGTTCACGGCAAAGCGCAGGTAATGCACCTGCTGGGTGTTGTGCTGCCGCGCGGTCGAACCTTGTGTTCCTGTAGCCATATATAATGTGTCCTGTGATGTGAGGTGCTGTATTGCTCGCGGTGCCAATCGCGTGGAGCCTGACCCTCATGGTGAGGAGGCGCTTTGTCCGCGCGGACCACGTAAACTTGCCTGCGGTGCGCCGTCTCGAACCATGAGGCCGTATGTCCCCATCCTTCGAGACGCAGGCTGAGCCTGCTCCTCAGGATGAGGACATACGGAGCGTTTTCAAGCGAAGCATGCCCCCGGGCGTTTGACCCGGGGGTGGATACCGGTTCGCGTGAAGAAAACGCGTCAAATAAAAACGCGTTTACGAATCCAAGAAACTGCCACTTAGTGCGCGATGGCGAACGTAGTCGCGGCGATGGTGCCGAAATCGGTGCCGTTGAAGACTGTCTTCTTCAGTCCCCAGACGGTCTGGGCCGACACGCCGAGTTCGCGCTCGTAGTCGAAGAGTTCTTCGCCTTGTGTTCACTCAGCTTCGCAAATTTCTGAGCCGCCTCCAGTGACCAGCTGAAGGCTGCTGCATGTCTCCATGCAGAGCAGACTATCTCATCGCCCTTGACGGGCGCTGTGCGCTTCGGACCGCTTGGCCCTACTCCCTTTCGGGATAGTCGTTACACCTTCCTTTAAGTGCTGGAGGAAGTATACCGCCATTTCGATATTTCCCGTGGTTGCAATTCATGCAAAGCACCTGGAAGCCCGACGGGTATGCGTTATCGCGAAGCCATTTGTAGAAACGATGACCACCCGTCGATCCCACCTCTTTGCGGTGATCGCGGCCATTGTTCTCAACATGGTCAATACACAGGACGAGCGGCTCATCAATCCCACACCATCCACAGCGGTAACCGCCATAAGCCTCAATGGCCGCATGCTGTAGCCGGTAATAGTATGCGAGAGCATTTTTTCGACGCCGATCTGGATTCTTTCGAACCCACTCATTCACTTTCGCGATAATTTGTTCGCGATTCTTGGAATGATAGATACGCCGATATTCTTGAATCTTCTTTTTGGATTCATCCGCATAACGCCGAACTCTATCGCGAACGCAAACTTTGCATTCCCGCCTGTACCAACCTCTATCGGTGTTGGTACACTCAAATGAGCCCAGCGCCTTTTCCTGTGTGCACTTAACGCACTTCCTCATGACGGTTTTGTCCATTGCGTCGACATGATACAACGAATGGAGCAGCACTCAAAGTCTTGGCTCGGTATTGTCCTCTGCTTATGCAGCCAGGAGTTTCACCGAATTCACACAGTTATCATTCGCGACTTTCATCGCGACGGGGCTGATGGAGTTAACCCATTTGTAGTTCACGCCTTCGCTGAACTCCTTGCCGAAGGCGATGGCGCCCGCCTGCGCGCCGCAGAACACCGCGCGGCGCGTCGAGGTCTGCACCACGCCGGCATTGGAAATACCGTTCGGGATGCGGTTCGACTTGTGCAGGATGACATTGTTGTATTCGCCGAGGCAGCCGGTGTAGATCGGATTTTTCTTGCCCATGCCGCCGGCGAGCGCCGCCTTCTGGATATCGAGCCACTGGCCGGAGCCGCTATTGGTGCGCAGATCCGTCACCTGGTAGTCGTGCAGGAACATGAGATACTTGTTCTCGCCGTCGACCTTGATCGGGCGGATCAGCGGCGACGCCGTCCCTGCCCGCTCCACGCACGCGTCGATCACGCCAAGCGTGAAGATCTTGGTGTTATCGGCGTTGATGGTGGCGTCGTCGACCGCGCTGCCGGCACGAAAGATCCGCCCCGCGGACGGCGCCGTGATGGTGTTGTTGCCGGCATAGCGCATGTCGGTCTGCAACGAGTAGCCCGCGAGATGGTTGAACATCGCGGTATCGAACCGGTTCGAGAACCAGTCTTTCAGACCCATCTTGGCTTCGTCGCGCAGGTTGAACGGCACGCGCTGCGCATCGATGGTGTTCTTGTTGCGAACGCGGACTGCGTGCGCGAGCTCGTTGATCTGGACCTTGTCGGAAAACGTGGTCAGGCTTTCTTCGTTACCCTGCAGCGTTTGCGATTCGGTGACGCCGTCACCCTGAAGCTGCATGCGCAGCCCGAAGGTCACCGTGTCGCCGGCGTTGGTGGACGTCTCCGATTTCATGTGGATCATGCTGTCGGACGAAGTTCCCATGAATTTGCTGAAGTAGGTTTCCTTCAGCGCTTCAGCGGAAAGTTTTTTCGCCCACAGCTTGTTGGAGAGTGAATCGTTCACTCCATAGCTGGTGCTTGCCATGTTGGCTGTCTCCGATTGTGTGATTGTGATGGGCAGGCCGGATGTTTCAGGCGGCGCACAAGGCTCGCCTGGAAGAAACACGTCAGCCCAAGGTGGTTGTTTTGAAAGATGCTTTGTGCCCAGCGTCACGCTGCGGGCGGCGCATCACCGAATGTCACGTCTTCGGTGCGGGACGGATGGCGCTTAACGACCGCCGGTCGATGTCGAGATATGATGAAGGCGCGGCCTTGCGTCATGCAAAATTGGCGTGGCGTCACTAAACAAAACCCGCCGCCGAATGCCGGGAGCGGGCTTAAACCGATGCGATGCAATGATCGACGATGACCAAACTGATCGATTTGCCGTTACGCGTCAAGCAATGGCAAAGCGGAATGCGCGATATGTGTTTGTAACTTCGGACTCGACCGCGCGGGTCGAGCATGGCGGCAACGCGGAGTGTGACGAAGCACCAATCACACTCTCAGCCGTCATACGCGGACTTGATCCGCGTATCCATCTTGCTTCAAGCGCGCGTCTTGCAAGAAGATAGACCACCGGATCGAGCCCACTGCTGTCCGGTTTAATTTTTGTGCGATGAGCTTCCACATCCACTGCCGTCGTCCCGGCCAAGCGAAGCGCGAGCATGACGCAGAAGATATGGCAGCTCTCAAGCCACGGTTACGCGCAACGCACCACACAACAAAAAGCCCGGCATCGCGCCGGGCTTTTCATTCTCACGATAACAACGCGACGACGTTACGGTCGCCCTCGCTCGTCTTGTGCTTACTTCGCCTTGATCGTCGTCGCCGACGGAAGGGCAATCGGCACCTGAGGAAGCTTCGGTGCAGAGGCAACCGGAGGCGTGATCGGACCCGAATGCTGAGTCGTTGCAACCATCGAAACCATCTTCGGCGCCGCAGGAGCGGTCTGGGTGCGGTGATCGGTAACGATGGCGGTCACCTTGCCCGACGAATTGGTTGTGATCGTGGTGCGGGACGGATCGCGGCCGCCGATACCCAACTTTTTGAGCATTGCAGCGGTAGCAGTAACAGTCGTGGTGGTTGATGCAGTTCCGGACGAGGCGCTTGTCGTCGAAGCGGGATCGCGGCTGTCGGCTTTTTTCGTCGGGTCACTGAAGTGGTCGTACTGAGGAAGCGACTGCCTCCATTCGGCGTCGATTTCATTACGAACTCGCTGCACTGCCAGCCAGCTATCAAACTGGTGAGTGGCCATATCTAAATTAAAGCTCACACTTTCATCTTGGGCAGCTCTGGTGGCCGCCTCTGTCGTATTGGTCGCCCCTGCAGACGATCCACCTTGAGACGACGATCCCTGCTGGGACGGCGATGACGCTTGGGCCGCCGCATTCCGCGAGGACACCGATCCAAGAATCGAATTTTGCCCGGGCAGCAGATTGCTGCCACCGGCCTGTTTGTCATCCGGCTGGGCGCAATGGATCGTCGGAGTGTTCTCCGACTGCGCCTGACAAGCGGCCTGCGACTGTGCCGATGCCTGCGACGATGCTGCGGCGCTGATGGCGAGCACAGTGAGAGCCAGCAGCGGCAGCTTCTTCAAAGCAATGAAACCTGTGTGCGACATGGGATGCTCCCTTCTCGTGATCGCCGCGCACGATACGCGGCTCCGAACGCAGCCCGCTTGATTGCGAGCGTTGGGGGAACCCTATCGCCGGCCACCTGAACGCAATGTGGGGAACCCGTTCAGATGCGGTTTATGCGGGGCCAAAAGCCTCACCCGTACGGGTGAGGCTGGAGCATGATCCGGAAAAGCATGCCCCGGGCGTTTGACCCGGGGCGAAGACTCCCAAGGAAGACTTCCAAGCAAAACTCCGAGCAAAACTCCGAGCAAAGCTCCGAGCAAGCCTCCCAAATCCGATGATTCCGACTGGATCTTAATCGATGCAATCCGACAACAGTCGAGTTGTCAGGAGTCTATGTTTCTTCGGGTAAAACTTTCGAAGATGGATTGCCGGGTCAAAGCCCGGCAACGACACCCAAAGGTGTTGCAACGCCTTCGGTCGTCTCTCGCCCCTCAGATCAACTGGCAAACAATTGCCGAGATCAGCAGCACGCCGGCGACGACCGCCAGTACAGCATCTGCAATTTCGATTTTGTGTGTCATGTCATTCCACCCCGCAGCCCAAAGGGTGAGAAAAAAGCGTGAGAAAAAAATACAAAAAAATCACATAAATAAAAACGCGCGAAAATAAAACGTCCAGACGGTGGATACCAAAATCAACAGGAGCAAAATCAGCAAGAGCGTGAATTACGCAGCCGATGGCGTCCCTACGGCTAGAGCATACTTAAATAACTGCGCGTATTCTGATCACAAAACCGGTATCCACATTTTTGGAATACGCGCTATGGCCAAATCATACCTGATTCGCTTGCGCTGCCGCGACGATTCTGTAACGCGCGCGCAGAACTTCCCCAGCCGCGTCTCAACGAGTTCCGTTGTGAGAAAACTCCGTGGACGGCTGCGGCGAGCGTCATCGCGCAGCAGGATTCAAACTCACCCGTCGGCATTTTTCACCAGACGAATTGACGGCGATCGTTTTCGAATCTGACGCCCGTGTTCGCCGGCGGATTCGTTACGCGCGGTTCTTATATTTAAATATTTAAGCGCGATATCTAAGCGTGTAGCGACATTCGCAGGTTTCCGGTTACCTATTCTGCGCCCACTCGCGTGTGGCGTGTGCAGAAGAACAAAAATTGTCCTTCGTTCGGATGATGACGCTCGCATGCGACGCGCTTAAGACGCGTACACCGGCACGAGCGCAGATCGATTCACCAAGTCTGCGCAGCGTAAATCCATCTTGCCGGACATGGCTCCTCTCGAACATCGGCACATGATGCCGAATGAAAGACCAATGTCATGCCGGAAGAAAAAACATTCGATATCGACCTGTTCGATCTCGCCAAGGAATTGCTCGCGTGCGCGGTCGCCGCCGGGCCCGGGCACAAGCGCGAGAAACTTTTGAAATGCGTCGCGATGCTTCAGCCCGACAGCGACAAGACGCAGGGTGGCGCCCAGGACACTTCCAAAGAGACTTGCAGTGAAACTTGGCCGGCGGCAACCGCACCGTCGTCATCGTTACTGCATTGAATGATTGCTTCGTTGAAATGACGCGTACCGCTGGCCGGGCACGCGTCAACTGAGCCGCAAGAAACGCGCCGCATAACGATTGTACGTTTGCGCAAACAATGGACGGCGTCAGGACGGCCGGGAACGGCATCGGACTCGGAATCAGCGCATCCGCGCAGGCATTTTTAGACAATAAAACAAGGCCTTGCCGCAATATCGCTGCAATGCAGCATTTTTGGCATGGGAGTTGCTTTGTCACTGATGCCGGGACAATCACCAGCCCCTCATCGGGCTGCTAAGAATTGGTCGGCCCATGATGATCAAACGCATCATACTCTGCGCGACGGTTGTGTGTGTGTTCGCGCCCTTCGTCACCAGCAGTGTCCGCGCACGCGACGACGGACGCTATGCCAACTCACCGCTGAAGTCGTGGTTCGATTCATTGCGCAGTGGCAAGGGACCGTGCTGTTCCGATGCCGACGGCTCAGCCGTGTCGGATGCCGATTGGGACACCAAAGACCAGCACTATCGCGTGCGGCTGCAAGGAGAGTGGATCGACGTTCCCGACGAAGCCGTGATCAAGGAGCCGAACCGCGCCGGACGCGTGATGGTCTGGCCGATGTACTTCGACGGCAAACCTTCGATCCGCTGCTTCATGCCGGGAAATTTCTCTTGAGTGACTTTTCTTAGTTCCCGAGAGTAGCTTCTCTTGAACGAGTTTCCTGAGAGCATTTTTCGAGGCTGCTGATTGCTTGCGCGCAGAAGCGGCACTCACGCGCCTCGTCATCTCCTGCGTCGTCGCCGGACTCGCTCCGACGATCCATCGTCCTGCGGCGTAAACTGGAACTTCCCCGGCGTTTGATTTCGCCGTGCAACTCAATCGCGCTTGATGAAGAGTTCCGTCACCGACGCGATCCGAGGTGGGATGAGTGGCCGACCAGTTTTCGCTTGCTGCGAGATGCGCATAGTGATCCGCCATGCGTGTCAGACGCTCGCGGATGGACGGATCGGTTTCGTGTTCCGCCCGCTGCCTGAGTTCCACCGCCTGGCGGATGAGATCGGAACGCTCGGTCATGGCTTGCCTCGCCTGCTTGGCATCAGCAGATTGAAAGCGCGGCGGGGATATTCGTTCCATCACGGATGGCGCTTGATGCGCCTCTTCATCTTCTGCGCCATCACCGGACTTGATCTATCTTTTCGCCTCTCAAGGAAATGAGCCGGCACGGAACACATTATCGTGCCGGCTCTTGCGCGAGCGAAGAAACGGAATCTAGTGCACGGTCGCCAGCGGCACCAGAGCGGCCAGATTTCCCGCGGCATCGAATGCGACGATGCACAGGCCCGCCAGCATGGTTTGCGGCATGCTTTTCACAAGATCGGCGGCGATGGTATGCCCCCGCCGCGCGACGCCTTGCGGCTCCATGACGAACTCGCCGGCGGGCTTGTCGAATGAAGTGAGGTCCGTCAGTCCGAAGCTGAATTTCTGCACGCTTTCGTCTCCCTTAACCGAGCAACAACCCATTGCAATGAAGGCCGTTCCTTGACGGGACGTTACTATCCCCATTGTTCACAGGCTGTGTTTGGAGGCTGTGTTTGGAGGCTGTGGCTGACATAATCTGAAATCGGAGAAAACAGAAACCCGCTATTCGCTCGTCGATGGCAATCGCACCGTACTGTACGGCCATAATTGCAGCACCCCTTCTGATATGATCGCACCGTCCTTGCAAAGTGCATAAATACGTTTTGCAATGTCGTCCTGACTCATCGGAGCGGACCTTCGGTCACACTGCTCGGAAATATCGAAGATGACATTCGCGGTTATACGCGCATTGGTTTCGACAATCGAGAGGATGATTGCATCGAGTTCGGATTGCGAAAGTCTTGGCGGCCCTAATAGCGGAAGACGAATTTCGCTAAAACGCCATTTGGTCAAATTCCCGAAGGCTTCGATCTTTCCGGCATCATGAAGCGCGTAAACACGCGCTCCTACCTCGTCTTCGGTGATAGTAATCTGCCTGTCTTCGCATTCCTGAAGAGTCATCCCGATGACGAAAGCCGTCTTGCGCTGCCGCGTTTTCACAAAAGACAAGATCAGTTCATCGAGTTCTGCCTGTGAAAGCTTGGTCACCTACGTTCTCCACGCCCTGATTTTGACATAGGAACAAAATAGGAACATATTCGACGAGTGTCAACGCTCCGTTTTCGGTATCGAGGATTCCGAGTAAAGAGGTGAAGAACTCACTCTTTTCCATAATCCGGCGTGTTGCCGCCGCACTGCCGACTAACGAATCCACGTGCGCAGTCCTCGATGCTTCGGTAGCCGCCCGTCAGGCCTCGATTTGAGTATGATTGCGGGCGAACTTCGTTGACACAACGTCTTCTCGCTGCATTCCATTCGGCCTGACAATCTTCATCGTCACCCCAGCCACCACTGTTGCCCCCAAGATTGCCATGTCCCTTATATGCGTTGAGCAGGCCTGTCAGACCACGCTCCGCATGCTTTCGCCACTCCGCGAAGATGTCGGGAGGAACGGGCGTAAAGCCGGGTAGCGGATAGGAATCCGGCTGGCTGCCGTCCGAACCGACATTCAGCACTGGCGCCATCGGATCGCCACCATAAAGGTTCGCCGCAGACGGAGTGTTTGGCGGTCCAGGAGGGTTAGCCCCGAGATCATCTGAGGTAAACGGCGGCATAGCGGGGCTGCCAAAGCCAAACGGAGCCGGCGTGCCATAGGAAGAACCGCCGTATGGCCTGTTAATGCTGAAGACGTTGGGCATCTGATTTCCTTGTTTATGAAAGTTAGACTCGATTGACGGTCAGATGCATCGCGGCAGTGACGCCAACCGTGGTTTCTGGATCGACGAGACAGGGTTTCACCCGCCCATCAGCCGCTTCGCGCGCGAGGGATTCTTCGCGCACCAGGCCTCGAACTCGTCCATCGGCATCTTGAGCAGCGCTTCAGCGCTGATCTCGCTGTCACCCGACGAACCGCCCGTGTTGGAGAGGCTCTTGTTGGCGTATTGGCCGCGCTCGATGGTATCGAGCCGCGCGGCGGCATTGCCCCGCCCGCCCGCGCCTTTCGCATAGCCGCGCTGACGCGCCAGGTTGTAGATGACCTCCGCCGGGCTACGCCGCGTCATCAGCGCGCTTTGCGCCACCGCGAATTCATCCGCCAGCAATGCCTCATGGATCGCCTGCGGATTGTCGTAACCGAGCGCGAGCAATTCCTGCGCCCGGCTTTGCAGCAGGTGGTCGTAGGCCGCCTTGAAATCCGGGATCCGGGATTCGAATTGCGCCGCGTCGGCGCGATAGGCCGAGACCAGCGCGTTCTGCTGATGCGTTGCCCGCTCCTGCGCGTCGCGCTGCTCCATCCGCTTCTGCAGCTGCGCCACGGTTTCGGTGGTGTTGCGCACCACGCCGGCCATGTCCTCCTCGATGGTCGGCGGCTTGTCCGGCGCCGGCGCGTTCAGCCGCTCGATCACGGAAAACTTGCCGCGCAGCTCGGCGACCTGCTGTTGCAGCACACGGTTATGCCGGTCGATCTCCTTGCGGCGGCTGCGCTCCTCGTGCAGCGCCGCCAGAGACACCATCCGCTCGGCCTTAGACGGATCCTTGGACGGATTGGGCTGGTTCGGCTGGTCGCCTTCGCCGCCGTCCTCGCCGGGGCCATGCCCCTCCTCGCGTTCTTGGTCGCCAACGGAGTCCGATATCGGAATGTCGGTCGCGCCGCCGCTTTCGAAATAGCCCTCTTCGTCCGGCGTCAAAGTGGCGCCGACCTGCTCATTAACCGCCGAGGAATGATTATCCGTCATGTTTGTCATCGTCCCGTCAGACCTGCTGACGACAGAACGCGCGAACCGCCGCGCGATGCGAAAAATCCCGATCGATTCGGGAATTGGAATCGGATTTTAAGAAACTGATTCAAGCGGGTAGCGCGATGGATTCACCGCCTTGCGCTATGGATTCAGAGTCGGCGCTATCGCGTTGACCCGACTCGCGAATTTCAACGCACCACTTGCCGCCGTATCCGCAGACGCTGCGCGAATCCCGTGACTCATCGCCATGGCACTGCTGCGAAACAATCCTGATATTTTGCACGAGCTTGTCGTGCTGTGCCCGGCTACCGTCGACCCCTCGGCATGTCCGGTTCGTGGCGTCATTTTTCGCGCCTAATATCGGTTTCGGGGACGGGCGATTATGTGAAAAGGAATGCCGGTCATGACAGCGACGTTCAACCTGATCGCCCCAGAGCGTTTTCGAGCGAAGTGGGTACCGGTTCGCGTGAAGAAAACGCGTCAAAAAAAGAGAACGTTTTCAGGATTTAACACGCCAGTAGCAACACCTCCGCTTCCTGCCGCCGGCGTTTGACGATGGCCTGATGTTGCGCAGCCTTCGCCTTCGCTTCCATGCGCGCCTGTGCTTCCAGCCGTTGGCGCAATACGATCGCGTGAAGATTGATGGCCGGCGCTGACGCTGGCGATTGAGGCCGCACAGGATGGTTCAGCGGCTTAAAATAAGGCCGCGCCTCATGCACGATCGGGCGAGGCGTCGGCCGCGTGATCCGCTGCATCTGGCGGATGCGCTCAAGCTCTTCCTTGTAGTGTCCGATGCCGCCATAGACCTGACCGAACTCGCCGCCGGTGCGGGTGAGGACGTAATCGCCGAGCGTGACGCCGTAGGAGCCGGCCGCGGCCTCCATCACGACGGGCGCAAAGTCCGACCCGCCGACGATGGCATAAAAACCGCTCAGCGCGGAGAGCGTGAGGATTTCCGGGATCGACAATCCAGCAACAGTGTACGTGCCGCCGAATACCGCAAAATCCATCGGCAGCAGGGCGTCTTGTCCTGCGATCGCGTATTCGCCGCCTGTTACGGAGAAGTCCTGCGGAAGGAATGCGGCCGAACCAGTAACCGAATATGCGCCCGCATTTGCCGTCGACTTGATGGGTAAACCGGCGGAAGAACCGGTGACGACGTAGCTGCCGATGGCACCCGCCAGCGTGCCGCGGAAGACAACCGCATTCCCGCTGATCGAATAGATGCCATTCGATGCCGGCAATTTGACAAACTGCACACCCCCGGATGTGACTTCGCCAAATGCAAGCCTGCCAAATGCGTCGAAGAACATGGCTTAGAAACTCGCAGCTTGAGTGAACAGCGCATCAAGCTGTGCACTCGTCAGTCCGATAGCAGGTGCAAGCGTCGTCACCAGCGCGTCGTTTCGGTCAACGGCCGATGCGTATTCCCAATTTATCTTCGTGGCTTCGTCACCGGCATCTACGGCTGCTTGAACCGCGGAGAGAAGACCGGCGGCGTTGAGAGCTAGACGCGCCTGTCGCATCGTGACTTGTGTCGGGACCGGCGACGCGGGAGGAATGTACGGGTTTGGAACGTTGCCGGCCGCCAACCACTCCCGATAGGCAAGCCAATCGCGATTGCCCTCATCGTTTGGAATCACCGCTCCATCGGAGTTTCGTAGAACTGCATCGTGAAACATGAGTTGGTAGTCAGTCATCACATCCTCGCATCTGCTGCATAAAGCGCGTCGAAGTTCGACGAGGCAGCAGAGATTTGTCTTAAGCCTTCAAGTGGCGTGAGTGCCATGGTCGTCACAGTCGACCCCCCACTGCTACCTGAAACAAGTGTGATTGTTGGTGACACTCGTTTTGAAGCTCTGTACCAGGACGAATTTTCAAGGTTCCCGCCATTGAGTGAAATCGTGACACCAACTTGCTCGTAGTATCGTCTCGCCAATTGAAGCTCGACATCATATGGACGAACAATCAGCGCCGAACGATCAGAGCTTGGCACCTCGGTCCCCGGAAGAACCGTCACACCGGTTAGCTGGAAAACATCGCTCGTTGCAGCAACGCCATTCGTCGTTCCCGTAACACCGAGTAAGTTTGATGCTACCCAGGTATTTGCCGTTCCTGTCAACGACGACCCAGTGGCGACTGCAAAGCAAATGGACAAGCCGATACCGGTTGTCGCCAACCATGTTCCGGTCGTGTCGCCCGGAATGGTGACCGTCTTATATTCCCAAGTGTCCGACGCATTGATCGTGAAGTTGAACGGATACGCTCTGTTATTGGCACCGTTCCGCGTGCTGCCGGAATACGTCCCCGCTCGATGTGCCTTGACCCAGAAGCCGATGGACACCGGCAATGCGTTCGCATTTCCAAACGACAGCCGTGCAACCCGGTAGCCTTCTAACTGTTGAACAATGACGGCATAATCACTTGCTCCCAATGAGGCTTCTGCCGTGGTGACGGTGACCTTCAATGAGTTCGTAAAATTCGGAGGCGCGTCGGATACCTGCTGGCCAGCGACAACGACTGTGCCAGACTTGGTAACGATCCAACCATCGACGACATAACTGGTCGCCGCAGCAACCAGCGCGCCAGCATGTTCCTGGTCAACGATCATCGCGCCGTTGATCTGCATGCCGTTTTGCGCAAGCGCATCGAACGGCGCAGCATACGCGTTCTGCCGCCCTTGCGCCTTCTGTGCTGCCGTCAACGACATGGCGTCGTCGAACGCTAAAATATCTTCGACGAACGGAACGATCGAAACCTGCGGCGCGGCGCTGAAGCTCACTTTCGATCCGGTCGACGAGAACGAAACCGTGGTGCGAGCCAGCGTGCTCGACCCGGCCGACCACGCGCCGTAGCCATATTCCCATTGCGACAGGTCGGCGCTTTCGGCGCGGTAGCGGTAGATCTTGGTATCGGTCAGCACCGAGGCGTCACGATAGCCCTGCACGGCGCCGGACGTGACAAAGTCTCCAGTCCCGGACGCATTCGCCGTAAACCGGACGCCGAGCGCAAGACTTGCCATCAGGCATTAGCTCCGGTCTTGCCGCTCAGCGCACGTGAGATCGTCGCGATCTCGTTGTTGAGATCGTACAGCGGCGCTTCGATCTGCCTGATCTGCCGCGTCAACGGCTCGGCTTTCGCGGATGCGGCATGCGCCTTGGTCAGAATGGCATCGCGCTGATCGCGCAATGGCGTCACTTGCTTTGAAATAGCATCGCGCTCGCTGCAAGCCTCGGCAAAGCGCCGGCGCAGCACGTCTTGGGTGCTGGACATGATTCACTCCTGTTGATTTTGATAGTGAATTTTCGGTTCGAGGCTTGGGATCCGCCGACGATCGCGACGCATCTGTCGCCGCGCCCGCATCATCGCGGGCATCACGTTGTTCTTAGTTCAACTGTTACGGGCTCTCACGTTCAAACGCCGGGAGGATCACAAGAAATGCTCCGGCGAACCGTGCTTCCAACACAGCTATCCGACACCCGGACGAAGCACATCTTCGCCTCTTCGGTTTTCTAGAGCGTTTTCGAGCGAAGCATGCCCCCGGGCATTTGACCCGGGAGTGGACACCGGTTCGCGTGAAGAAAACGCGTCAAATCAAAAAATGAGAACGCGTTTGTGATTCAATCAGAAGCGAACGCGCTCTAGAAGCCTTTGTTGAGCGCATTGAAAAAGAGCAGAAAGAATGCCGGCCAACTGATCGCAAAACCCAATATGCAGAACGCGATCGATAAAACCCGCACGCCTGCCGTTCGCAACACCATTCCTGCGAGCACGAGTTGCACGAGGACAAAACCAATAAGTCCCGACGATTTCAGATCGGTGACCCATGATTCGATCACGTACCATGACCCCAGCATGGACCAGCCGAGAAAGATGAGACAGCGATAAGAGAGAGCGTTGGTGTTCACGACCCAAACCAAATCTTTGCGCCCGAGCGATATGCTCTGGTGCCGAGCTCTGTACCCGGCGGAGGCGGCATTGGCCAGTCCTTTGGCGAGTCCGGCAAATTGTCCAGATCCTCAATCAGATTTCGATCGCAAATCCGTTTGGCGTCCGGGTCGTTACTTGCATCTTCATAGCAAAAATCATGCTTCATGCACTTTGCGTCCATGCTGTCGATCGGGTCGAACGGCCCATCCGGCGTACCGGGCGGAGCATACGTTCCACCGCTCCAATATTGTCCACACCAGTTACCGTGAGTTGGCCCATCAGAAACATTGCGGCCACCGTCTCGATTGATCAACCGTGTTGCAGCATTCATGCCGAACGGGGGCGCTGTCCCAAGACCTCCGCCGATGAGAGGGTTAGAGCGGGGATCCAGCAAAAGGCGGATATTTGGGTTGAGCAGTCCGTACTGGAAGATATCTGTCACAGCCGCCACCTCAGGCCAGAGTGAACACGCCGCCGACCTGATCGAGGTCGACGGTGAAGCTGTTGCCGTTGGTGATGGTGATCGACGTGCCGTAGTCCCAGAACGCGATCAGCGGTTTGGCGGGAGTTATCGGCGTGTCGTTGTAGAGCACTGCGTACCGAAACGGCCCGAACGAACCGCCGGCGCCGGTGAACGTCACGTCCGACAGAATCAATTTGAACGTGCCGGACGTTTGCGCTCCTGAGGAGAACACCGCCTGCGTTCCGCCGGCCGTATAGCCGTTGCCGGCAGCGATTTCGATGATGTCCGCCTTGACGGCGTTGGTCGCCACCGGCGCCGTGTTGGTCAGCATGATCTTGAGTGTATCGGTATCGAGATTGTGCGCCTTCTTGCAAAGGTCTTCGACGAACTGATTGAATTTCGTGTAAGTCGCCATTGGGTTTCAGCCTCGTGAGTGTTTTGTGGTGAGGTTTTTCGTCTTTACGCAGCCTGCGCAAACTCGACTGTGGCGCGAACACGAATTGAAGTTGCGATCGTGACCCGTCACCCTGAGGTGCAAGCCGCGTGAGCGGCGAAGCCTCGAAGGGCGACGGCGTTGAGTCTGTGGCCGCTCATGCTTCGAGACGGCGCAAGAGCGCCTCCTCAGCATGACGGAGCGGAGTGGTTGCCGGCTGTTTAATCAGTCGCTCACCCAAACAAGGCGATGGCGGTTTCTGCTCGCCGTCACCCTGAGGTGCGCGTTCTTGCGCGCCTCGAAGGGCGGCGGCGTTGAGTCTGTGGCCGCTCATGCTTCGAGACGGCGCAAGAGCGCCTCCTCAGCATGACGGAGCGGAGTGGTTGCCGGCTGTTTAAATCAGTCGCTCACCCAAACAAGGCGATGGCGGTTTTTGCTCGCCGTCACCCTGAGGTGCGCGTTCTTACGCGCCTCGAAGGGCGGCGGCGTTGAGTCAGCGGAATCAACCGCATCCTTCGAGGCTCACCGCTTACGCGGCTCGCACCTCAGGATGACGCCTTCGAGGCTCACCGCTTGCGCGGCTCGCACCTCAGGATGACGCGGGTGAGGTTGTTGACCGCTGCTGCAAGCATAACAGCTGAGAGTGTGGCTAGTGCTTCGTCACTCTCTGCGTCATCTCCGTTTGCAGCGATATTGGTTTTTGCTCGCCGTCACCCTGAGGTGCGCGTTCTT